CGGGCATTCTGACTCAAGTCCACCATCTTTCTTGAGGCATGTACTGCACCTAATCCAACGGTATTAGCTATCTGTTTCATCATATAGCTCTGTACCTTTGGGATACGTAGTGTTCTACTAGCTGTTACTCTACCCCCATCACCCGTTGAATATCCAGCAGTTTTTGCTGCTTCTGTTATGGTACAACCTGTCGCTACGATTGTATCAACTAACTTGCGTTGTTTATCGGTTAATTCATCTTCCTGTTTGGCTTTACTTATATTCACCATGTTGGGTAATAGTACTTGCTGGATTTTCCTTGTCAAGCATAATCGTCAAGTCATTACAGCACATCACGATATCTTGTGGTAGGGATCGACCCCACCACAAGATAGTGGCTTGACCCGCCCTCCGTTCGCGCCACAGTTGCTCCCCTCTCTCGTGATTCCTAATTGTATCATATGCATAAAGGACTTAACCTTTCTTAAAACTTCATATTGTTTGTGGCAGAGCCACATTTAATTGGAAGTTTCTGGTTCAGAAAGGTTGCAAGTTTTCCACCCTTTTTGGATAGGATTTCTGAAGTGGAAAATCCTTTACACATATGAGACAAAGGAATCATAACGAGAGAGTATAAGACTGTCTTGATAATTAATATAAGGAGTTATTATGTCTAAAAAGACTATTAAATTTAGAAACGAAGAATTACATCTACAATTTGGTAGATATAAAGATACAAATATGGTTGCATTACAACTATATGATTCTAATGGTTTTCCATATATGACTGCTTCATTTAATCCAGTAGAAGTACCAGATATATCAGAATCAAATATATCATATAAAGATACTAATAGAATGATAGTAATTAAAAATTGGTCTGAAAATGAAGGTATTGAAAAAGCATTATTAGATAATAATGTTTTAGAGGAATATATTTCAAGAGTACCAACTGGTTATGTAAGTGGTAATGCTTATACAGTTAATAAAGAGTTTCTTGGTAAAGCATAAGTAAGTATCGCGTTGGGCAAATGGCCCAACACGATACAACTTATACTAAATTATCAAGATTTAGACACATTTATTAGATAATGTGTTTATGTTAATCACTAAAAAAAGGAGGTCATATGACTGATAGTGATATAGATACAGCTTATCCAAATAAGGATATGTTGCAAGACGAAATATTACAATATGCTTATCTTGTTAGAGCAGAATTAGAAACTTATACAAAGTGGATGGACACTAGTAATAAGTTTTTAAAATACAATGCTCAAAAACAAGTAGAAAAACAGTTAAATAGTAATTACTATCTAACTAAATATCTACAAAAGCAAATTGATAATTGTAAGAACCAATTTGATAAATTAAGTGAAAAACTTGGTAGTAATGTTCATCAATCATACGAAAAAGGAACATTATCTGAAGTTATGCAATCTCAATATGAAAAGATATTGGGTTTTAATAATGGATATCAATTTAGTTTCTCACTAGCTCAAAGTGCATATAATTTATGTAATAGCTGGTGGAAAATAATGTTTGATGAAGATTTTTTACCTAAAGAGCATAGAGAAACTAGACAACAAGTTTCTACTCAAATGAATCATTTGAAACAGATTAAGCAGTTTAATCAAAAACAAATGAATTTTAATTTTAAACCAGTAGAAGCGTAACTGGTTTTAATCCTAGAGGGATTTATTTCCCTCTAGGATATTTTTTTTTTAAAAAAAAAGGTGGGATAATACCGAACGGAAAGGAAATAATATGAATCATTTATGTGCCACATTATTATTATTTTGTTCATCATTTAATATGTCTTTTAATGATGACAGAAATGATTTCGTAGAAATGATAGGTAGATGTGCAGTAGAATACAACGCTTATTATACCGAAAACCAAAACAGAATACCAATACACTTGGTAGTTGCAGTTGCCTCACACGAAAGTGGCTGGGGAACGAGTAGGTTCGCAATAGAGGGTAATAACTATTTTGGTATCAAATCACTAAGTGATGATCCTGACGAATATATGATACCGAAAGAAAATAAAGAAGTTAAGATTCAGAAATATTTAGTGCCATGTGATTCGGTCTATGATTTTATGGACTTGATATCAATGAGCAAAAAATATGAGGGATTTCAACATGAATTATTTAATCAATGGTTTGATGATATGATTAATTTGGAATCATTAGTATACAGTCTACCTAGATATTCAAAAGATAAGAACTGGGAAAAGAATGTATTAAGAATAATAAAACAACTGGAGGTAAAATGAAAGTTAAAGAATTAAAAGAAATACTACATAAAATTCCTGACAATTTAGATATATTTTTGTCTACATATGAAAATAGACAAAGAACATTAAAGTTAGGTTCAGTAGCACAAGAATTAAATTATGGTTTTAATGATGTGTTTGATGTCAAAGAAATAAGACAAAAAGAAATAGTAATTCTAAGACAAACGCCATTTCATATAGTTGAAGATGAAGATTAAGACAAGAATAAGAAGGTTAAGAAAAAGACTAGGGAAAAAGGCGTTAAGAGAACCGAAAACTAAATCACAGATACGAGATAGAATAAATTATGATCGAGTATCTACAATATGGAGGAGAAGATATGAGTGAGATTAATATTACTAATGCATTGACAAGAGCTTCTGAACATCGAAAGAATCAACTTAAAGATAAAAATGAAAGGTGGATTACAGTCGGTATGATTAGTAACACACATAAAATGTTAAAAACAATGTCAAATTTTTATGGTTTATCATTAGCAGAAACTTTAAAGATAATAGTCAAAAATGCGTTTAATGAATTTAGTCTTAAAAATTTAGATAAGAAAGGAGTATAATATGGTTATAGGTAAAACAATGAGAGGTACAACTTATTTTGCATCTGTTTTATTTAATAGTGCAATTTACAAGTATGCTAAAAAAAGAGGTCTTTGGTATTATAGACTTTTATTATCACAGCAATTTTCTGATGTGATTAATGATGTCTATGAAATGAATAGACTAGAAAAGAAACTTAATCCTGATCCATTTTCATCCGTACAGAAAAAAGTATTTTCTGTAGATGAACAAGGGAATATTTATGATGATAAAACAGGAGAAGTTTTCGGTAATACAAAAGAACATATTAATAATAAGTTTGATATGGATAATGAAGCTGACGCAGAAATGCAAGAGGAGGAGGTTGTAAAACCAAAACGAGGCAGACCTAGAAAATCATAATGCTGCCACTATTCCCTGACATGATAGTATTAGCTTTATTAGGAGCTATAATAATAATTTATTACGGAAGGAGGTAAAAATGGGAAAAGTAAAAAAATGGTATGAAGATGAAATGCAAGATCAAGTTAATAAAGCAACAAAGATTTTAAATGATTTAATTCCGAAAAATTATAATCATAATAATCTTCAGCAAATTAGAGATGATGTTGTTAAAGTATTTACAGAACAACACTCAGACTTGTTATATGCATTTACGGAATCTTCTACTGGAGTAGAACAAGTAGATAAAGAGAACGCAGAAAATGCTTTATCAGATGTTGTAGATGATATGGTTAAAGAATATGCTGAAAGTTTAAGATAGGAGATAAAATGATTAAGAAAATATTTACAAGTAAAGATGATAAAGAACACCATAAACTTCATAAGATGATGATGGATTCTATTACTATGTTATTTAATGCCATGAAAGGAATGAATAACAGAATTGTAAAATTAGAACAAAAAGAACCTGATTGGGGTGGTTCTTATGGTGGAACTATCAGTGATGATGACATAAAGGAGAAAAAATGACTATGACAACAATGAATGATTTAATGAATCTTTGTCAAATGATTAAACTTGAAAATAGAGCAAATACTAAAATTAAATTTGTTGGTGAACAATATATTTTAGATAGCGATAAAGAAAAAGATTATATGAATTTAGACGCAAGTAAAATTAAGTCTATAAAATTAGTATTCGGAAGTAATTATGATGGTGTTAGAAATTGTTATGATACTTTAGAAATAGAAATCGGGTAGAGAAAATTTTAGGAGGAAAACTCTACCCGATATACAAGGAGTAAAAAACGAAATATTATTTACTAAAGGAGTAAAATATGGAAAATTATTTAGATTGTCAATTACCGATTGCAAAAGAATGTGATATCGAAATTGATAAAGAACCACTTCATGTATTCCGAAACAATACAAGTGAGGAAATACCTGATAAATTAGCCATTTATAACGCAACAGATGGCAATTACTTATCTACAGTAAGTAAAAGAAGTGCAGAAAATTTACGAACTTATGGTGAATTTTCGGCTATGTTATCTGACGGATTATTTACTGCATCTAATGTATTAAATCCCGAAGATGTTAAAGTAACTGACCAGCTATGGAATAAAGGAGCTAGATTTAGCAGAATAATAGAATTTCCAAAAGCATACTTTGATTTTAATAATGATAAATATAATTTAGTATTATGGTCATGGACAGCTTACGATCTATATTGGGCAGAACAATTTATTTTTGCACCAATGTGTATTCAATGTTTAAATGGAATGTTTCATGCTGATTGGAAAATTAAAGGATTAAGTAAAAAGAATTGGAATAACAAAGCATCTATTGATTCTGTAGATATTGTTAATGCAGTTTCTGCTTTTGAACAATTTCCTGAACAGCTAGAACAAATGGCTATCAGCCAAGTTGCTGAATGGCAAGTAAAAGCATTATTTGAAAATACATTAGCAAAAATTAAAGACCCAATTCATTCAAGAGTATCAGACTATAGAATGAGGCAATTATCATCTCTATGGGATACATATAAAAGAAAATATGGTTTAAATTTATATGCTATATATCAAACTGCTACTGACTGGGCATCTAAACCAGAAGGTAAAGGAATGAAGATGAATATGCTTCGTACCCGTTCAGGTCAAGTAGCTGATATGATAAAGAGTGATGATTGGTTAGTTTTAATAACAAATAATCAAATTGCTCAAGCAGTTTAAAGAACACTATCGGAGATCTATTCATGGGATATCCTCTGAATACTTCAAAGATAGGATAGAAAAGAGTGTTAGTCCTTACTCGAGTTGAATACAGATATAATAGGTTGGTGCTGTCTTTCACTCTTTTCGTTAAAGAACATTCTACTGAATAATGAGGTAGCTCCTCATGGGTATTATACTGCCTACAAAAAGAAAGTATATAGTAGAACTAGGGAAGTAGCTGCGAAACGCTGGGTCTTTGTGCCTGTATATATTAGTAGCTCTACTTCCCCCAATGGTTTAAATTCGTAGTCTTGACAAATACGACATTATTTGCACATAACTAACACATGAATAATAAGAAAGAACTTGGTATTTTTTTTGATACAGTTATTCCTCAATTTGTTAAGCAACGAAAGAAATTAGGACTATCACAAAACACAGTTGATGACCTCATTGGCTGTGCTAGAGGACTTGTATCAAAATGGGAAGTAGGCATGAGAAAACCAAGTGGCTTTCTATTTTGTTGTTGGGCAGATACTCTTAAATGCGATATAAAACTAAAAGAACGAAAAAAAGGATAGTAACTATTCCAGCATTTGAAGGTTTAAATCTACTTCAAATAGCAGATTATAAAGATAAACATAGACCTGATGGTTGTGAAAAATGCGAGGAATATCCTTGTTATTCTAATGATAATTGTCGGACATGGTTCTGCCATAATTGTCGTTTAAATCAATGGAGGACTGATGGCTAAAGATTATAAAATTTTATATAAGGAATTAGAAAAGGAAAATAAAAAATTAAAACAAGATGTTAGAGAACTACAAGAAACGAATACTGTATTAAATATATTGGATACACAAAAAATAAAAAAAATAATTGTTATGCAACATTTAATACATGAGTTGAGAGGAGGTCAAGTTGTTAGAAAAGGAAGATATAGAAAGAATACCAAAAACACCAATTAATAGACAAGTTGGTGGTATTCATTATGTTAAGTTACCGATACAACCAATAGAATATATTACAAAAAATAAATTAGAATGGTGTGAAGGTAACATAGTTAAATATATTACAAGGCACTCTATTAAAGGAGGAAAAGAAGATGTGAAAAAGGTGATTCATTATGCTGAACTTCTTTTGCAATTAAAATACGGAGGTGATTAATGCAAAAGAAATTAGGTAATATTTTATATAAAATGTTAGGCATAAAGAAAGAGCCTTTAGAATGGATACAAGGTAGACGAAAAAAAAAAGAATTTATAATGAGTTTAGCTTTAAAATATTTAAAACCTGATATGTATATGTTCTTTATAGAAAAATATACAAGTAATAGAACAGCCGATAATATAGAAGCAAAACCTATAGCTGATTATATAAAGAGGAGGTTTGATTATGAGCAGCATAAAAGGAGTTTGGAGCGAGATAAATCCAATGTACATAGACGACGACAAGTTAATGAAAGGAGTAAAAACTAAATGGGAAAGCGAACTAAAATCAATAGACCACACGGATTGGGAGGTACTGATGCAGTACGTCTTGTCAATGGCAACTGGAAAGAGCTTTGGCTTGAGAAAACTGGACAAACAGAACGAGAAGATTTATCAGATGTATTGCCAGTTCAACTTGGAATCTTTACCGAAAAATTTAACAAACAGTGGTATCAAAAGATTACTGGCGAAAGGGTTGTTAGTGTAGAAACAATCCATCATCCTGAACATAATTATTTGTATGGTAATTTAGATGGTGTTTGTAAAGGTAAAGTATGGGAAGGAAAACATACTAATGCTTTTGCTAAAGATGATACTGTCATTGAAAAATACTATCCTCAATTACAACATTATATGATGGTTACAGGGTTCAAAAAAGCCATATTATCTGTCATTTTTGGCAATATGAAATATAAAAAATGGGAGGTAGAAAAAGATGAGAAGTTTATCGAAACTCTACTTAAAACAGAAACTTTATTCTGGTATCATGTGGAAAATAATATTGTTCCACCTGACTATATGGAATTTAAAACAATGGAGAATGTAAATGACTTCAAAGATATTATCCAAACCTTCGGATTTGAAGTATCCGATGTCGCCGGGTTACAAGGAACATTCCACTAGCAAGGAGGCAGCAACGAAAGTTGCATCACGATCAAGAATGTTGAGAGAGAAAACTCTTGATACAATAAAACGAAAAGGCTCATACGGAGCTACACCTGAAGAAGTAGCTGAGATACTAAATGAAAGTATCTTATCTATTAGACCACGATTTACTGAATTAAAAATTATGAAATTAATAATTGATTCAGGAGAACGTAGAAGAAACTCTTTTAATAGTAATACAAAAGTATGGAGGTATAATGACTGAAGATAAAACAAAAGAGAATAGAATATTTTGGGATCAATTAAGAGAAACAAATCCTAAAATGACACAACAAATTAATAAAGGATTTGGTAACTTAACAAGTATCGATCCTCATTGGCAGATAATGAGAATGACAGAAGTATTCGGACCAGTTGGAAAAGGTTGGTCATATGATGTCAAGTATCATTATACAGATACATATGTTGCAGCAGAAGTAACTATTCGTTGGAACATAAATAATAACTGGTTACATTATGGTCCGATTGCATCTGTACAGAAATTAACGAGAGGTAAATCAAATACTTTTGATGATGAATGTACAAAGAAAGCAATGACAGATGCATTAACAAAAGGAATAAGTCATCTTGGCTTATGTGCTGATGTATTCATGGGAAAATTTGATGATAGTAAATACGTTCAAAAACTAGAAGAAAAATATTCCAATGTAGACAAAGGTAAAGTTAAAGATGTCACATAGTCGCTAGTAGAGAGAACAGGTGAGCAAGGTTTCTCTACTGGCTAGGTTCTTCAGCCTTGCTTACCATAAAAGGAGGATTAATATGGCAAAGAAAAAATCATTAAGTTCTATGAGTGTATCTGAATTACAAACTATGATTGATGACCAGATATATAGACATTTACCGATTGATAAACTAACTGATATAGTAGTTCAGAAAGTTGATGAAGCATTAAATAAATTGAAAAAATCAGAAAGGAAAAAAGCATGATTAATCAAGTAACATTATTAGGTAGAGTAGGTTCTAAACCTGAAATAAAAATCTCTACCAGAGAAAACAAGTTTGCTAGATTTAGTTTAGCAACTTCAGAAAAATTTAAAAACAAACAAGGCGAGTGGCAAGAGAAAACTCAATGGCATAAGATTTGTTGTTTTAATTCTAGGTTTGCTGAAACACTTGAAAAATATATAGACAAAGGTCGTATGTTATTTATTCAAGGTCAAATTGAAACAAGAGAATATGATGATAATGGCACAACTAAATATATTACAGAAATTGTAATTCCAACATTTGGTGGAGCTATGAGAATCATAGATTCTAAAGGAGGATCAGGTGGTAGTAATAAGTCTACGCAAGGAACGAAAGAAACGCAAAGTAGCGAAGAAGAAGATATACCCTTTTAAGAAATGTGTTAGTTGTTCTATTACTTATAATACAGAGAATATGATACCACATAATATAACAAATTATGTATATCATAAAGATACTACCGATTGGTATTGTATTAGATGTTTCAATAAGAGATTCTCATGAGATAGAGTATCTACCTCTCATTAGTAGAATTATTAATGATGTTATGTTACAGATACTCAAACAAGGGGTTTAAATGGCTAAATGCGTTTAAACCCCCTTTTTTTGCCCGTCAGGGCATTTTTTTTATTTTAATGATAGATATGATACCGAAAGGTACTTTTAGCTATTTTCTTTCCATTTTTGAGCTATTTTTTCGCCACTTCGCCCAGCAATATAGCCTCCCACCCCAATAGTAAGTAGATTCCACATAGGATCAGGGATACTAAGTGCTAAACTCGTACCAAATACAGAATTAAGAACAGGAGCAAGAATATAATTGTTCGCAATAACAATTATACAAATCCACATCAGAGCTGGTCGCCAAGTAGCAGTAAGCCAATGCTTTGATTCAGCTTCAGCTTGAATAATTCTGCTCTTTGCAATAAGCTCCTCATGTTCTCCGTTTATAAGTTGCGTATTAAGTTCGTGTTTAAGTTTCTCTTTTAAGTCTTTATCAGGTATTGCTTTATCAACAATACCACCAACCATTTTAGCAATCGGACCGATAGTACTTAATAATGGTAAAGGCATTATAGAAACCAGTTATTTATAATTACCCATAAAATGATAGCAGCTACAGCACAAATAAATATTTTGCCTTTCTTACTTAAATCATTCCACATAGTTTTAATTCTTTCCATATTCTCTCTCCAATCTATCCATTGAAACAAATTTTGTTTCTTGGATATGGTTATCCCAAATGCCTAGCTCAGTTATACACCAAGACCAACCATTCATATTAAGTTTAGCATACTCCTCAATGTGACCGTATGGCAACGCACAACCAACATTGACTATGCGTACCCACTTATTATAACCTATTTTCACAGATTTCCAATCCCTAGCTTTATGAGAATGTCCAAAAACAAGGTCATGTATAGAATCATTACCTATCTGAACTTCAGCGTTTTTCCCACTATATTCCCTTCCCATAATATTTAAGGGAGCATGGACAAAAGCAACTCCAGCAATAAATTTAAATTCGCCATATTCACTATATGACCAGCCAAAATCTTTAAAGCAATTATATAGAGAATTTTTCATCATCCCTTGAATTTCAGGGATTTTTTCTTCAAATTTATGAACACGCATTTCGTGATTTCCAATACAAATATGACGAGGATAATCTTTAACATATTTATCAAGAATTTTTAATGCCGAACGCATTGATTCTATATCAACCATAAAAGCATCTTTTAATTTACCAGCTTGAGTATCGTTCTTTTGAAAATAACTTAAAGAATCAAAAGAACTAAAATCTCCAATATGAATAATATAATCAGGTTTAATTTTACGGATATGTTTTCCTATCCACTCAAAACGATCTTGAGGAATATGAGGACTATCATGTGTATCCCCAATAACGAGGACTTTGTGTCCTTTAAATTTCATACGTAATTATAGACTATTTAATTAAGAGTTGTCTAGGAAGCGATACTATTAAAAGCTTTTATAGGAAAAGATTCAAACTCTATACAATGAGCATTAGTAACAACGCCTGATTTATAATCATCTGATTTACTTTCATAAATATTTAAATAATTTGTTAATGCTTCCATACATTCATGTTCAGTTTTATAAGCTATAGCTTGATATTTTACTGAAGGCATATTTGGTGATGACATAAACATTACCATTAACCATATTTTAATCATACGAATAAGATGATGAACCAGAAGTATTATTTTGTAGTAACTCAAATATTTCTTCATGCTGTTTCATTATCTTTTTATCTTTACTTCTAGCTTTAGATAATTCTTTTTGTATAGAATCAACATCTTCTATTAAAGTTTCAATAGCTAGTTTCATACGCACTTGGTTTTCTACAACTTCTGCATCTGAATCTACTTCATATTTTTCGTATAAAATATTTACTCGACTATCAATCTTTGAAACATACCACACTAAAGCTACTGCTTGTAAGACTATAGCAAAAATTAATGCAGCATTAAATTTCATACCATTCATTTATCTCTCCATATAAATTCTTGTTTAACAGTCAAACCTATTGATTGTTTTTCTTGGTCTTTATCACTATCTGATTTATCAATATCTGTCATAGTTGTATTAGTAGATATAGTAGTCTTATGAGGTTTCATAGACATACCATCATATATAGAGCAACCATACATATTAGCTGCCATTAACATAACATAACTAAACATTAATCCTTTTGCCATTTTTCTTTACTTTTTAAAGTCCAATCTTCTAACTGTTTTGTTGTTACTTTTTTATCTACTACAACAGCTCCTTCTGGTAATTCACTATGCAACTTAATAACAACACCATCTTCCATTTCAACTAAAGCTGGTCCACAAAAAGCATCTTTTTTATATTCATTATTATTTCTTTTTAGTAATCGTACTTCTTTCATACATTTAGACAATGATTCCATAGGAATATATTTTGTCATTTGATGTTCTTGGTCATTAAGGTTTCCGAAAACAAACATAACAATAATACTAATGACTTCCATTTTGCCTCACTTTATCTTTTAATAATTCTATATTATTTCTAGCTTCAGTCATATCTTCCTGTAATCTTTTAATATTTACTTGGTTAAATTTCATATCTTCCATTTGTTTTTGTATATTCTCTAATTGTCCAGCCATATGTTCTATCAACATAAATTGCTGACTATCTGCTGGGAGCGAGCCTAGTTCTCCTCTAGGCCATTTAATTCTAAACTCAATATTCTTTTCAATGTCAGTAGCAATTAACTTATAATTTGTTTCAAGATTATTAATTCTTTCTATAATACCAAAGTATGCCCAAACACCTACAGCAACACTTCCTACGATCCCAATTAAATTTTTAATCGGCATAGCCACAGCCGATTTATCGCTTATGACTGGAGCTGTTTCAGGATATTGTCTTGTGGGCATTTAAGCCCCACAAGATTCACAAAAGTCATCACAAGTACACTTATCTTTGTCGCAACCACAAGTAGGACAATTAGGATTTGTCATTAAGTATCTCCTAAGCGCATAAAATGAAAATATGTTGCATTATTATCTGTATTTCCTTTTGTACTATGTGAAGCTGCATTATCTACAACAAATTTTACTTTACAATTTGCAGTATCAGTAACATCAAAAATAAAATCACAACTTGTACTTCCGTGATAAGTTCCACTACTATGAGCAAAGTTTGCATTACAATCGGCTGCTGAATTATAAGTAGAATTATTTGTAGTAGTGTGTATTGCTATCGTGTGATAGGCTATTGCTCCAGTTGCAGAACATCCTAGTTGTGCTTTGATATACCAAATACCAGTAGATGGAAAAGTAAATATACCAGATGATTGTGTCATATCACTACCAATACTTCCATAACCATCAGTATCAACTTCTTCTAAATCAGATGCTATTGGACTAGCATCACCAGTAAAAGCAGTAGTTAATCTCCAAGTTGAAGCACTCGTTAATCCACCACCATTAACAAATCCACTTGTTAAAGCTGTGCCACCATTAGCTACTGGAGTTGCTCCAGTTAATGCTCTTGCTACATTAAGTTTTGTTAGTGCCATTATGGTTTCTCCCAAATTGAATGTGTTAATTTTTTATAATCAAGACTACTTTTATCTTCATTTCTTGCTAATAATTCATCATATTTAGATGAATCATAATCAGAGGGTATATCTCTTAAACTTTGTCGCCATGCTTTAATATTATCAGGCATCACA